AAGATGTAGTTGATTACAAGAAACATTCAGATGTTATTTACACATATACTAGAGACTCTACAATAAATACTGAAATGGATAAGGCATATAAATTTAATACAAAATTATCCCAATATTTTGAAGACATTAAACAACATATAAGAACCTCAATTAATATATTAAATAAGTCACCCAAGTATAATACATTTTTAGATACATTCAAGGATGAATTTTATGTATATCGCATAGATTCAAATAATGGTTTTATAGATAAAAAAATTATATTAGAATATAAAATAAATGACATAATTATGTTTCCTTCTTTTTTGTCTACGACACCTGATAAATTTAATTTGTACGATACATGGACACGGTATTATTCACCAATTAGCAATTTACTGAAAATAAAACTATCAAAAGAAAAACAAAATAATTGGCTTTTCTTTGGTTATTGTACTAAAGGGAATGAAATATTATTAAAAAATAATTTATCTTTTAGAGTTTTAAATAATAATATTAAAAAAATTTTCATACCTAATAAAGATAATAATTTATTATCAGTTCATATTAATGTAATAGAACTAGAAATATTAGATAATTCTGACATACCAATAAAATTAGATGACATTGTTATATCTCTTACAGATGAATCACCTAAAGATATAGGTGCCGAACCAATAAAGGAAGCGTCATATGTTGATAATATATATTATCAAAAATATCTAAAATATAAATCTAAATATATTAATGAAAAAAATAATTAGTAAATGAATATACTCATGATCTATAAAAAAATTATAAATGTAAAAAATTAATTATATTTTTAAATATTAGGTACCGATAATACAATATAATATATTATATTGTATTATTCATATTTATCATATTTTATAATATATTTTAAAAATGATTATGTTTAAATTTCATCATAGTATCGTTAATAAAAAATTATTATATTATCATAATATAATAAAATTTGAAGTATAATTATATAAAATAAATAAGTTTTTGTCAATTTCATAAAAAGTTTAAAAATGTCAAAAAATCAGTCAATACTATAAAATGTCTATATATACTCGATTTAAATTTTTATTTTATAGTATTTGTTTATTATATATTTATTGTATTATATTTTATATTTATTGTATTTATTTATTGTATTTATAAATAATATTCATCGAATGATTAAAATATAAAATTTCCATTATTACGATTATTTAAGGTTTTAAAATAACATAAACGATGGCAACTTATATATTAAATAATTCACTAATATTGTTATAACAATATTAGTGAATCAATCTAAAAAGTCAAATGCTATCATACCATTTAGTGGTACTTTTACGGTTGATTTTACATATTTATATCAAGTCAAATTTTTGACATTTGTAAACTTTTTGTAAAATTAACCGTAATTACTAATATCGACCTTATTTCTAGTTACCATGTCTAATAAAAATTCTCTATTATTTTTTAAAGATTTTGAAACATATATTAAACAATGATTGTCTTTACTTATGGCAGATAATACAATTTCTCTATCATTTTTTAACAAAGTAGATACATATTTTAAAGCATTTCCATTATTATTTACAGCAGCTAATACGATTTCTCTATCATTTTTTAAAAATTTATATGCATATTGTAAAGCATTTCCATTATTATTTACGGCGGTGAATACAATCTCTCTATCACTTTTTAAAGATTTATGAGCATATTTTAAAAATTCCCCATTATTATTTACAGCGGCTAATACAAGTTCTCTATCTTTTTTTAAAATTTTAGTAAAGTGTCTTAATGCGATGCCATTTATTTTTAGCATATCTAATAAAAATAATTTATTGTTTTGGAAATATTTTGGTATATAATATAAATCACCTTTATTTTTTGTTACTATATCTAATAAAAACCCTCTATCGTTTTTTAAAGATTTTGATACATATTTTAAATAAGTCCCGTCTTTAATTACAGCGGACGATACAATATTTCTATCATTTTTTAACAAAGTGGATACATATTTTAAAGCATTTCCATTATTATTTACGGCAGCTAATACGATTTCTCTATCATTTTTTAAAAATTTATATGCATATTGTAAAGCATTTCCATTATTATTTACGGCGGCTAATACAATTTCCCTATCTCTTTTTAAAGATTTATATGCATATTTTAAAGCATTTCCATTATTACTTACCGCGGTTAATACAATTTTTTTATCTTTTTTTAAAAATTTAGAACAATATTCTAAAGATTGACCATTTTCTTGTATAGCCATTAATACCATTTCCCTATCATTTTTTAAAGTTTTATTTACAACTTTTAAAGACATACCATTTATTTTTAACATATCTAATAAAAAATATCTATCATATTGTATAATTTTGGGAACATATTGTAAAGCGTTACTATTTATTTTGAGTACGTCTAATAAAAAACTCTGATTATTTTGTAAATATTTAGGAGAATGTAATAAATAACGACCGTTTTGTCTTGTTGCTTCTAATACAATTTCTCTATTACATTGTAAACGTTTTGATGCGAATATTAACGCCATTGGTTCATTTTTTACAGACGTAAATACAATATTTCTATTGTTTTTCAAATCATCTGAAACATGTTCTAAAGCATACCCGTAATTGTTTACGGCTATTGATACAATATCATAATTATTTTTCAAATTAATTGAAGCGTACATTAATAAATATCCATCTTGGTTAATTGCATTGTATACAATATTATAATTATCTTTTAATGTATTAGAAGCATGTTTTAAAGCATAACCATTTTGTTTTACTGCTTCAAATACAATATTATAATCATCTTTTAAAATATCTGATGCATATTCTAAAGCTCTTCCATACTTTTTTATAGCAGTTAATACAATTTCTTTATTATTTTTTAAATCATCGGATGCATATTCTAAAGAATCCCCATAATTATTTACCGCTGTTGATACAATATCATAATTATTTTTCAAATTAATTGAAGCGTACTTTAATAATTTTCCATCTTGATTAATTGCAGTGTATACAATATTATAATTATCTTTTAATGTATTAGAAGCATGTTTTAAAGCATACCCATTTTTTTTTACTGCTTCAAATACAATATTATAATCATCTTTTAAAATATCTGATGCATATTCCAAAGAATTGTAATTTTGATTTATTGCGGCTAATACAATTTCTTTATTATTCTTTAAATCATCGGATACATATTCCAAAGAATTGTAATTTTGATTTATTGCGGCTAATACAATTTCTTTATTATTTCGTATATTATAAGAAGCATATTTTAAAAAAGAATACCGTATTTTTACAAGGTCCGCAATAAAACATTTATTATTTTTTAATTCTGTACTAATATTTTCATAACAATCCAGATTTTTATAATTTAAATTTCTAGCAAGAAATAATAAAAATATACTATCGTTATATAATATTTTGTTTTTAAATAATTGGTTAAGTTTATTTATTAACTCTATAGTTTTGTTAATATTATTTTTATTATTTTTTTCAATATATAATATTTCATCTAATAGCACAATATCATAGTTTAACAAAAGAAAAAAATAAGTATTCTTTAATTCATGTATATTATCATTATTTGTTAATGAATGATAAATTGGGATTAATGAATAGGAAGTTTCCAATAATAAAAATAATTTATATTTTTTATTTATTGCTTCAATCAATTCACAGAAAGTATCAACATCATAATTGATAATATTTTCGCAATTAATCGAATTAATAAGATTTACTAGCACCATTAGATTAAGGTTATTCGATAAATTATTCGATATGTTTCGAAGAAATATCTTTCTAACCTAAATAGATTAAAAAACTTGATATATTATATATTATTTTAAATAATATTATTTCATTTTTTTTTATTTTTAATATTTATAAATTATATTTTGAAATAGTTTGTATCGAGATTGGAAAATAATATATTATATTATTAAAAATATATTATTTGTATTTTATCATCTATTTTAAAAATGATTATAATTCAAATTTCATCATATTACAGTTAATATGATGAAAATTGAATTATAATCATATAAAATAAATAAGTTATGATATTATATAATATATCGAAAGCAATGTATGAATTAACAAAAATAATTCCAGAATTATATAATAATCATGAAAATATAATAAATATTACAACTATTCAAAAATATTTTAGAGGATATTTGACACGAAAATATATTTTGATTCCATCGTCATTTTATCAAACAAAAGATTGGCGTAAAAATAGAAATTGGTATAAAAATGGTAAATCAAATGAATGTGAAAAATATCAAATTAACTTAATTGAAAAAATAACTATGGTTAAATTAATAAAAACCGATGACCGAATCAATATGGAAACTAATGAAATTATTAGTAAAAAATATCCAATGATAAATAATGATGGATATGAATGGAGTGAAAATTTCGATGGATTGATAATAAAAAATTATAATAAATACTATTATAATCTAAAATTTGTATGTGATAGAGGTGGAGCGCAAACGAGAACATTGCGAGAAGTGTATCATTTTATTACATATCAATTAGAATATTTAATAAAATTTAATACTACTAATATATACTTCATTAATATTTTAGATGGAGATACAAGCTATAATAATATGGATAAATTTAAATTTTTAATCAATAAAGAAAAATACAAAAAAGTAATAAAATATGCATACATAGGTAGTTTATACAATTTTCAAAAGAAAAACATATAAATTATAAATAATTATTATAATATTATAATATTATAATATTATAATAATTATTATATAACATTATAATATTATAATAATTATTATATAACATTATAATTATCTAATATATATTCAGTAATAGAATATACCAAATCAAATGATATTCTTTTTCGCGCTATATCTTTACTTTCTCTATAATTAGTTAAAAATAATGAATTATATTTTTTTCTATGTTCTTCTAAATATTTATTAAATTTTATTATTAATTGTTTTTGTTTATCTTTTTCTATTTTTGGCTCTATTATCAATGTTGCGTACGTTCTCGCAGTTTGATTTGGTGTTTCATCTATATATATATATTTATCTTCAACGAATGATAAACCTATTTGTGAATTAATATTATCATCTATGCATTTTACTAAAATATTTGTATTTGATTTTTCTTTATTTTTTTTTGTTAATCTTGTTATTTTATATCTATTTTTTAATTTTAGATTATATATATCACCACCAATCATAAAATTATTATTATCATTTAGTTCAGTTTTTATACTTATTTTAGATTGATATACAATAATATTTAATTTATTATTATTATCATTATTTTGTTTTAATTCAAATTGAAAAGAACAAATAGTATAAGTCGTATCATCAAAAACTTTTTCTTCAAATATATTTAACAATACAATATTATATTTTTCTAAAAATGCTTTTCTTAATTCTATATCTGCTATACGGATCGAAGACCAAAAATTTAATGGAATAATAAATATTCCTCCTAAACAAATATTAGTTAAAATATTTTTAATAACACATTTATATAAATCATTCACATAATATTTATTGAATAATGATTTATCTTTTGATTTATTTCTTGCTAAATATGGAGGATTTGTTATTAAATATTTATTATTATAATCGGGTGGATTATTTATAGTATCTTTTTTTATAATATAATTCTTTTTTGGTTCTATATCATAACATTCAATAATATATTTGACATTATTTTTTTTTTGTTCGTTTTCTATAAATATTATTAAATCGCCATTACCTGTAAAAGGTTCTATAATATTATTAATGTTATCGGGGATTTTCATTCCTTGTAAAATATATTCATGATTAGTTGTATAAAATTGTCCTAATCTTTGTTTGGACAACTTATTTTTTTTCTCATTATCTTGAACTGAAATATTTTTTTCATTGTTAATAATTTCTGTATTATTCATATTATGCATCATATTATTTATTATATTTATATTATTATATATATATATGTATATATATATATAATTCAATTTTTTTTACTATCGATTAATGAATTTAACATGTTCTATAAAAAAATTATTATATTTTGAAATATTAGGTATCGAGATTGAAAAATAATATATTATATTATTATATTATATTTTTGAAAATATAATAATATATTACGGTGAAACTATTTTTAATAATATTTTTAATTGCTGTAAGCTAATCCAGCCATACCCGATAAAACTCTAAGAACATTATAATTCATTGTATAAATATTAAGTAAAGACCCTGAACCGATATAACTAGATGCATATGAGCTATCTTTAAGAGGAGCCATATTATATAAACCTAAATCAAGTTGTAATGTAGCATTATCAATTCGAGAAAAGTTACAAGTTCCTGTTGGTTGGTGTTCTTCGGCTTTTAATGCAAAACTGTAAACATTTACTCCATCTGATGGAGTGTTGGAGAAATGTTGAAATGGTTGAACATAATTAAAATAATTTCCATCTCTTGCTTGGAAGCGATCATGTCCATTAAGTTGTAATTTAGCATTGAATATTGGGTTGTCGGTACCATCAATAAAATTACCATAATTATAGTAATCAACAGTACTAATTTTAGCGGCATTAATAATAGTACTATTTAATTCACTAAATTGCGCAGCATTCCTAGAAATATCTTCCATAGTAAGATCGTTTCGAGCTACCAGACTATTAATAAGAAGTTGACTAATTAAATCTCCACCGACGACACCTGGTGTGATTTCGGCGATAATAGCATTATTAGGATCTTCGACTGTTCCAGTTGATTGGCATACAAGACGAACATCAACTTTATCCAAAAGACTTTTTACGAGTTCTGATAAACCATCTCGAGTATCTGCTTCAAACATTACCCCCCCTTCGGTAACTTCTAAAGGAGATTTAACAACTACTTCATTATTTGAATTTAATGATGTATCATTTTTAAATGCTCGTGAAGCAATGTATAAGATTTTTGCAAATCTATCCCTAGCATTAGTCCAATCATTTGAATCGCTATAAGCAAGCCATTCGGAACGGCTATTATATCTTTCTAAATGAGGCGCCCATATAAGATATTTACTAGGATGATTAAAATTAAGACGATATTTTGGATTTGTTGTAAGAGATTCAGAACCAGTGAATTGAAGCTGTTCAATTAAATATTCATGCGAAGCCTGTGCGAATCTTTTTCTTTCTTCAGAATCAAGATAAATATAATCAATTAATAAATATGAATCTTGCATAGATGGTAACATAGATGGATAACTTGTTGAATCACCGACCCAATTAATACACTCAAGAGCTTTGCGATAAACTAATGTAATTCTTACATCATGATATTGTAAAGCAATTAATGGAAGCGCTAATCCATTATTACGATTAAACCAAAACTGTAAAGGAACATATAGTTGATATGCCTTTTTACCTTGTGTATTAATAGTAGTTAATTTATCGATGTTTCCGATCATTTTATCATATCCTTTTTCTTGTCCTTGCTTGTGCGTCAATTCATACCAAATATTTAACCAATCACCGTATTGCTCATCGATCTTAGAACCTCCGATTTCTATCTTAATACCATCAATCATAGCATGTCCTAAACGCTTAACGTACCCCCACCCAACGGTTGATGCTGGCATCGCATTTAATAATACTGTAACATATACGTTAGTAATTAAATCTCCGTTTCTATTAATATTACAAGTTACCGTGCGTCCAAAATCAGGTGCGCCGTTCCAGGTTTGTTGAATTGGTTCTACGGAAAAATTTGTGTGTCGTCTATAGACCACTTTAAAAAAAGTTACTTCAGGGTTTCCTGATAAATATGCATCTTGTGCACCATAAGCTACTAATTGCATTAATCCACCACCCATTACTTATATATAATATAATGTAGAAAAATATAATTTTATATATATTATATTTTTTATTAATTTTATACTAAATAATAATTTTATATTTGAATACTATATAATTAAAATAATTATATGTAAATATATAATTTATATATAATTATTTTAATTATATATAAAATTATTATTTAGTATATTATTAATACATAATATTAATTTATGCAGTTTGTTAAAAAAAATAAATCTCGGTCTTATAAATATAGCGACCATAAAGAATCTTTCACAATAGATAATAAATATAAACAAATGGCTTTATCAATAATACAAGATAAAAAAGAATTAGCCAATATATTAATTGAAATTGATGATATTAAAAATTCATTAAATGAAATAAATAATATAGTAAACACTCCAGATATAATAAATACTAAATTAAAATTAATTAATCGAAAAGATGAACTAGACCTAAAATATAATAATATCGTAAACAAAGAAATTGATTATTATAATATTGCGGGAGATTTGATAATAGATTATTATGATAGCAAATATAATAAAAGTGATAACGATATTAAAGAAACTAAAAATATAAAAGATTTCTTAACACCTAGTAATTTCCAAAATACTAAAAATATATTGTTAGAAAAATATTGTCATTGTATTAATGGTATTAGAATAAATCAAGACGATGGTTCCAATAGAATTAAATATTGTTATGAATGTGATATTGAAAAAATATTAGATATATCCGAAAGTTCATATATATGCCCTTGTTGTGGACATAGTGAAATGATAATTATAGACGAAGATAGACAAATTAAAGAATATTCACCATATAAAAGATTAAACCATTTCAAAGAATGGTTAAATCAATTCCAAGCTAAACAAACCCCAGATATACCAGAACATGTATTTGTGGATATTATTAATGAATTAAATAGAACAAGAATAACTGATTTATCCAAGTTAAATAAATCTAAAATTAAATTAATATTAAAAAAATTAGGTCATACTATATATTATGAACATATAGCATATATAATTAATAAATTAAATAATTTACCTCCTCCGAAAATTACCAAAGATATGGAAAAAATATTTATATCTATGTTTTACAAAATTCAGGTTCCTTGGGAATTACATAAACAAGTAAATAGAAAAAATTTTTTATCATATTCATTTGTTTTACACAAACTTTGTGAATTATTAGATTTAAATCATTTACTTGACTGTTTTTCTCTTCATAAAGATGTAGAAAAAATCATAGAAAATGATAAAATATGGCAAAAAATATGCAATCATTTAAATTGGACTTTTATTAGTTCATTTAAATAAATATTTAAGGATATATTAATTAATTAATTATTATATATATGGATTATTTAACAGAAGATAGTATACTACCCACTAATCAAAAATACGTGTGTTTATCATATCTCATGGATAAAGAAACCTTAGCAGGTATTAAAATTAGGGGTGTATTCGATGACTATGATAAAGCATGTGAATATTCTAAAAAATTGCAGGGAATAGATCAATATTTTGATATATATGTAGGAGAAATGGGGAAGTGGTTACCAGTAAGTCCCGATAAAGAAAAAATTAAAAATGTTTATTCCGATGAAAAACTTAATAATATAATGGAAAATCATATGAAAAGTCAAGAACAAGCAAAAATTTTACACGAACAGCGCAAAAATGAAATGATGCGGGAAAATATTATTGAAAATATTAATAATAGGAAAAATAATATAGATGATTTAAAAAATAATATTAAGCATATTGACACTACCGATAATAGTTTAAATAATACTAGTAAAAGTTCATCAAGTGACGATGATTTGGAAGAAATTAAGATTAATAATGAATTACTTAAGGCGAGTATCGAATCAGCCGAAGAACAAATAAGTAAAATGTCTGAAAAAAAAGAAGAACTGGATAAAGAAATAATTACTCTATCCAATAAAATAAAATATTTTGGTCAAGAAGATACACAATCATAGACATTATTTGATTTTATCAACATTAACCCTTATTCCTTTTCTTACATTTAATAAGTCTATTGTATTTACTTTATTTTTTAAAGTCCATTCTTTATCATACATTTTATTATGATATTCTCTGAATTGTTTATTACCTATTTTAAAATTTGGTATTTCTTTCGCTTTATACCAAAATACTTTATTAGATATATCTTTTGAGTGTACTCTGTTATCTATTACCATTATACCATAATTTTCAGTAATATCTGTAAATACTTGTTGAAATATATCAAAAGTTGGAAACATACCAGCATAATGTTCATATAATCTTCGTCTATTTGAAATAATATCCTCAGCGAGTAAAAATATATAATCAAAATTAGATCTCATTTCAGGTTTTATACCTACAGAATATTGCATGATTAATATAAATGAAACATGGTGATGCCTTCCATTAAAAAATAATTCCGTAATATTTTGATCTTTAGACCATTCTCCTTTTGAACTCATACAATCATCCATTACTAACATAATTTTATCATCTTTTTCTTCCTTACCGTCAATTATTCTCTGTTTATTAACATCTCTCATATGTTGTTGCCTAACATAAATATTTGATAGAATATCACTTTTATATTCTGGGTATATATAAGATTCTGGAATAAAATCGGCATAAAAAGAATTTAATTTCTCGGTTCTACTTATTATTACAAAAGCTGGGATATTTTTTTTCCTATATAAAATATCTTTTGTTAAAAATGATTTACCCGATCCTCTTTTCGCTATTATCGCAATCGTGCAATGATCTACTAAATTTGTTGTTTCGAATTTTTTAATTTGTATTCGCGTAGCTCCAAATTCTACTTCTTTTATAGTCATTATATTATATATGTGTTAAAATATTGTTTATAATTATTTTTATAAATAATATTTTAAGACATAAATTTACATAGATTGTAAATTTATTTTATAATTGTCTATATTATTTTTACAGACGGTTTCAATAATTATATTATTATCTAAAAATATAATTAATATAAATGTACTTATAATAGGAATTTTATATTTATCAAATAAAGATTTATTATTAATACTATATTTTTTATTATTTAAATATTCTAATATTGATAATATTAGAAATATGAAAATTATTTTTATAATCAATATATACATGTATATATAATATAGTATATATATATACATGTATATATGTATATATAGTATATTATATCAGTGTAATGAATTTGTAAATATATCATAATAATTTGTTTGTTCAGAAAGTTCGTAATTTTCTTCATTTATATGATTATTTTTATAATCAGCCATAATACTATTATTATCGTTAGTAATAATTTTTTTATCTTCTTTGGGCATTATCAAATTATTTTCTTCAGGTAAAAATTTTTTATCATCTTTGGTCACTGTAGCATTATTATCTTTGGTTATATTTTTTTTATCATTATCTTCGTTAATTAATTTATTAATATTAATAGAGCTTATTAATGAAAAATCTTTTATATCATTATTATACATATTATCAGAAAATATTTCGGTAGATAGTATTTTTTTAGGAGTATTAATTTTTTTATCTTCTATTTCGGGTTCATGTATTTCATTATTTACTACATTGTTATTTACATGTAATGTTTTATTTACCAATTCATTAATTGCTGTAGGTGCAGTATAGTTACTAATTAAATAATATTCAGTAATTAATTTTAAAGGAAGTATTTTTCTAATAGTTTCTTTAATTGAATTCTTAATTATATTCATGGCTTCTTTATAATTGCGTTTTATTTCAATATCGGGGTAACCATCATAAAATAAATAAGGATTGTCCCAAAATTCTTTAATAGTTTCTATATAAAATTTATGTATAATTGTTTCCAGACGGTTATTATCATAAATTTTATTTAATTGATTTTCTATATTATTTTGATTTTTTTTATAAGGATCGAATGTCATTATTATAAAATATGATTTTATAATAACCTTTATTAAATTATATATATCAATACCTGGATTATCTTTATTTAATAAATATAATATTCGATTCATTTCATTAACAATTGTATCGGTTGACCATTTTTTAACCAGTTTTAGGTATTCTTGAAATATCATAAATATTTTATTTTTATCAGTACCGCTAGTTTTAATATCTTCTGATGCCTTATCATAAATAGATTTAATGCCTGTAAATATATAAGGAGATAAAATATTACATAAATTAATAATATATTCATTTTTTGTTTCAACAAGTATATCCATCATTATATTATATTATATAATATAATATAGTCTTATATTATATAATATAAGATAAGATAGTTCTATATTATATAGTCTTATCTATTTTTAAACATAATATAATATCTTTAATATTTATATCATAGTTTTTAAATAAAGTATATAAATCATATTTATTATTTTTATTATTTTCTACGTAATTACATATTTTATTTAAAATTAATATATCATCTAAATTTTTACTGGAAATAATTTTTGATAAATTGTTTATGTTTTTTCTATTAATATTTTTTAAAGATGTTTTATTTAAGTCTGTGCTAAATCTTATATCGGAAAAAATAGATTGCGTGGGATTACTTTTATTAATCCAATAGGATGTATTAACGCACGAATAAAAACCATGCATTGTTTGTAAATACCAGTTTTGGTCAGTATATATACTTGTTTCTATATTATCCGATTGTGATATTGATTCGGATATTTTATATAAATAATCTATAGATTGTTTTACTGTATTGGTTTGATTTTTTAATACTTTTTTTATATAATTTTCATGGATCATTAAAGGTAGTAATACTTTTTCAGTTTGGTATAATTTATTAACTATGTTAAAATTATTATATTTATTTAATATAAAATGGGTAGATTCGAATAATCCAATATCTATATTTTTTTTACTAGTATATAAAAAATAATTATTGATATTATTTAATTTTAATGTATTATTATCGGATGTATGATATGTCAATTCTTGTAATATATTTATTAACTTTCTTATATCATGTTGTGAATAATCAATTATTTTTTTAATTATTTCGTTTTTATTTTCTTTTTCTAACATAATATTTTCATAATTATATATATCTAGAATAAAATTAGATAGTTCTTCATCGGAAGGGTAATTAAATATTATTTCTTTACATTCTTTTTTTAAATTATATAATAATTTTGAATGATTTTTATTACATATGAATATCAAAGGAAATGATTTAATTTTATTATTTTTTTTATATAATTCTAAAATATATTTTTTTTCGTTAGGAAGTGTTATATTTTCGGTATCGTCAAATACCAAAGATATTTTTTTTTTCTTATTATCTAATATTTTTGAAAATATGGATTTATTAAATATATAATAATCATTAGAATCATTGTACAGTCTATGTTCTTTAATATCACTGGGTATTATAATTTGTGTAATATAATCAAAACTATCTAATATCATTTTTACTATAATTGTTTTACCAAGTCCTTGATTTCCTGATATAATGATCGTCGATGATTTTGTATCGCCAAAATTAATTACCCATTCTCTTAATTCATTAATTTGATCTTTATTCCCTATTACGGAATCTAATGATTTAGGGTAATATTTATCTATCCAATGTTTTTGATTCATTAATATTCTAGTTATGATATATTTAAATATATTATTTTTTCTAAAAGAAAAATAATATAATTTTCTATAAAAAATATCTACTCATATATATATATTATGAGTAATAATAAAAATGGTGAAAATAGTGATCAGATTGATGAAGAAGTTAAAAAATTATTTAAAAATTATGGCATACATGTACAATCAGATCTTAATAATTTAAATATGAAATATAATACAAGAATGACCAATGAAATAAAATCAAAATATTTTGAAAGATATAATCTTATTAATAAACGCGCTGATAAACTTACTAGATTAACATTCGATAGATACGGTAAAAATACCCCTCTTCATGAAATTCTTAAAGAAACTATAAGAATAAAAAATAAATATCATTTATCTAATGAAGAATTTTCGGTATTTCAAAGAAAGTATGAATCGTTAATTACTGGTAACGTATCTACAATTGAACCAGTAGTTGATACAAATATGATGAAAGTTTTAGGACCCGTTGATATAATGCCAAGAAATAATTTAGATATTAATATAGCTGATTCTGATTATAAGCATCTTGAAAAAATTTTATATTTTTACGAAAGTACTAAAGATAAATATTCTAGAACAATGATTCAATCGTTAGCATATACGGATTGTGACTCTTCGGCAATTAATGGGGTATTTAAAAAGGATGCTGGTGTGAATATTTATGATCATATTCACCCAGTTATAGTAGCTTTGTTTATTCCAAAAATTCCAATCGTTGAAAGATATTTTTTATATACAAATTTAGCGGAAATTATTAAACAAAGATTTAAACATGAACAAATTATTAATCCTGCTAATATTCATTTAATTAATGCATTAGTTAAGGATAACAATGATGTTGTATGTAATAATAGTACGCCCATGTTAGATTTATTACATCGTGTTAATATCCAAACTCAATTATGGAATTGTGTATTAAATTTACGAAACGGGCAGTATTTTAACACTAGTTTTAACGAATTTATGTCAGCTATTAATAACTGTAAACTTAATCAATTCGATAATCCTGATTTACTTTATGGAAAATATGATGGTACGGTTATTAAACGATTATTTAGCGCTTTCTCTTTTAAACCAACTGTTGTTATTTCGTCTAATAGATATCAACATCTTAACACTAACCCTTATTTTCGAACGATTGCACCAAACGCAATGAAAATAGGTATGTTAAATATAGTTCTACCCAATAATATTACTAATACTAATATAGAAATTGATTTATCTGAATCACTTTCACACGAGGAAAATTTTATTATTAATGGTGTAGTGGTACCAAAAGAAAAATCAGTATTATATTCTGAATTATTGGTATTTTATATAGATCGAAGAAAATCAAATATTAAATATAATTTAGGATACGCTAATAATCTTTTAAATGTCTCTAATTACCCAATGGCTATAGCTGGTTTTGAAAAAATGAATGATACTCCTATACGATTTCAGGAAGATATAACCGTAAATAGTGATAATTATTCTCTCAGATCAGTCATTTGTTCAGAAACATTAAATTCTCCTGAAAATGTAATTATCGGGTCTACTGCATTAATAATAACAAAAAGCGACCCCATGAGTGGTAGATATTCCCCCCAATATATCTGTTATGATCCTGTTAATCTGGTACAACGTAATAATGTACTTAATAGCTTTACAGTAACACCTGACAATGATAACGGTACAGCATTTGATAATTTTTATACAAAAGCATCTACAACGGGTATTGTATTTATATATGAAAACGTTAAACCATTAAAACAATAAATTGAAAAATTAAAAGCTTATATATTATAAATAAATAATTACTTATAATATATATGGAAAACATAATATTTGTAGATACATCATATACCATATTTTATAGATTTTACGCAATTATAAAATGGTATTCTATGGCATATGACGAAGAATATAATAGCATAACTGATATGAAATCATATAATTGGTTAAATAATACTATTGTAATGGTTAAATATAAAAAATTATTTTTATCTAATATACGAAATTTTTTTACGGAAGGTGAGTTAAATAAATCAAAAATTATTTTTACCATAGATACACCTTTGGAAAAATTATGGAGATATGACTTATATAATGAATATAAATCTTCTAGAAAAACAATTATTAAGAAATATAATTATTCTACCATTTTTGAATATACTATCAATACATTAATTCCTTCTATTATTAAAACTAATCCTGATTTATACAGTAGTATTAAAGTAGATAAAACAGAAGCAGATGATATAATAGGATGTTCTACTTTATATCTTAAAAATAAAGATTATACTATATTTATTATTTCAGGCGATAATGATTTTTTACAATTAGGGGACGATAATATAATATTTATTAAATATGGGACATTAAATAGAAAAATAATTAATAAGGTTGATGCACAAGAGAGTTTAAAAAAAAAGATATTATACGGAGATGTATCTGATAATATTCCTGGAATATATAAAAGAGGAAATAAAATAAAAAAAAATGATTTAATGGATGATGATATATTAAGTAAATATTTTCTATTAAATGATAATATGAAAATACGATATGACTTAAATAATTCAATAATAAATTTTAATAATATTCCCGAATATTATTGTGGTGAAATAATATCTCAATTAAAAAATATAATTTAATAAATATTATTATTATAATATTTATTATAATAATAATGAGTATTATGTATAACATGATATATCCATATTCTAATACAATATTATATGGCGATAACTACAAAGAAGCTCTTAAAAATTATCTTAAAAATAATTATACATATGATATTAATAAAATTATATTATCTGAACAAATAAAATATATAACTAATCAATCACATAATCAATTATATAATAAAGAATATATTCTCGCAAATATAGAAAATATGTATAATTATGGAATTAATAATAATAGAATAAGCATTAGAACTAAATTTATAAATACTAACAATCAAATAGATAAATATATATTACCACATATAATGCCAAATATAATATATACCGTTTAATAAATTTTTATTTATATATTTTTTCTCCAATAATAGTAGTGACTGATGGTAACGTTCTTGATTTATTTGTATTAACTGGTAATTTTAATAGTTTCTTATTTCCGTTTAACTGTTGTAAATAATTAATTCTTTGGGATAATTCTGTAATTATTCTAGGTAATATTTCTTCAACAACTTTACAATTTAATTGAAGTATTTGTTTTGAGATATCATATTGTAAATGCTTTGCATGTATATTATATATATATTTCATCAAAATAATTAAATGTACTTTTGACTGATATTCTATTTTAAATTCTTTATTCGTTTTATTATAAACATCCAATATTAATTTTTTATTTATAATATTAATATTTTCATCGGAAAAGAATACTTTTTTTAATATATCGTCGTAACAAGTAGATGATTCTTGTTGTTCTTGTGAATTTACAACCTTTTCTCTTAATTCTTTTGACTCTTTATTATCACCAAAATACAATTGTGAAAAAAACATTATATAAAATAGTTTATATAATGTTTATGCAATAGATTTTTTATAAGATTTTTCATATAATTTAAAAAATATTTTTTTTATCATATCTATATTATCATTAGATTCTTTATTATCAATTATATTTTTGTATAAATCAACTAATGACATATTAGAATGTTCTAATTGAAAATTAGATATATCAATAATTAAAATATTATTTATCGATATTGGAATATTACATCTCACTGATTCACTAAGTAAGGTATTCATAGTATGATTCGATGAATGACAAACTATAATATTAACTGTTTTTATATCTTTCGAGAATTGCAATAATATATCACCCATATCAATAGATGTATTCTTTATATTATCGGATAAACAAATATCGCGGGGTTTAATATCAGTATTAACATATTTTACAATATTATATTTATTATTAGAAACAAACCCGATTTCGTATTTTAATGTTATTATTTTAGAATATAAATATAAATTTTTTTTTTTTTCACAAAATTCATTAGTTTTGTGAAAATCATTAGTAATGGCATTTATAAAACATATATATTTATTCATTTAATATTATTACACTAGCATCTTTTAGATGTATATATCTAAGAATTGGATATATTATTAAACACATATGTTTCATATATGTATAATTCATCGTAATTTAGATTATTTTTTGTTTCTGGTAAAATAGTATGGCCATTTGGGTATTCTATTAATGACCCATTATGAACTTCTTTAGTTGAATAAATGTTATCATTTTTAATTATTATTTCAACCATAAATTGATCAATTTCTTTAATACACAATACCCAATAATATTCCCTATGTCTTTGCTCATATATTAATAATTTACCAATACATTTGTTTATTTTTGGTCTATTTGATAATTGATTTGTTATATTATCTAGTTCTGTTTTATATAATACAGAACCTATCCGATTATGCATAAAAGATTTAAAATTGTCATATAATATTAATTTTGGATGAAGCGTTGGGTCTAATTCGGATATATTTTTTAATAATGCGATTATGTCATCTGGTGGAACGGCCCCTTTATTTTTGTTCATTTTTAATAAATATTCGAAGTCATGATAGTTAATAATTTCTTTTAATTTATTTATTATTTTTTTTTGTATATCGTCTTTAGTTAACTTATTGTTATCGGAAAACATAGGGCATAACATTTTATATTTTTTTTCAGTAGATGCCACGGTATCATCTATTTCTACATCACGATATTTAGAATCGATTACTAAAACAAATCCATAATTTGGAACATAATATTCAATATTATCAATTTTATATATCCACGAACCAATCGAATTTGCGTCATAAGATATATCTTTAATATATATATTATCTTTTAATGTAAAATTTTCCATATACACCCCTTCTTCATATAAAACACTGATAGCATATACTAATTGAAATAATATAGACCTCCAAACTTCCGAAGAATGGTGCCCAGTATAATACATTTTTTTTATTGATCCATTAGACGAATATTGCGGAGTCATCCATTGTAACATACTATAAGTAGGTGCTTCAGTCATTAGTATTAATACTGATTTTGAATCTACTGTAATATCTGATTTTTTATTATTTGTAATTAAATCATAAAAATCTGTCATATCGTGTTTATTATTAATCTTTTTATCATTAAGTCTTAATAATTTATTATTTTCCAAATATCCATATTGACTTTTATTTTTTTCAATAGCTTCCCAATTTATTTTTGAATCGGTATCAACTTTATATAAAATAGGAGCTATAAAATTAGGTGATATTTTTCTTTTTAAAATAGTTGTTTTGACCCAATTATAATATTTTAATTCTCTCCATAAATCAAAATTTTCACTATTTATATTTTGTATATTTCTACTATTAATATCACCAATAGACATCATATAAAATCTAACATTAACACCAGTAGAAGTATTTGATATTTTTACCGAATGTGTTTTTTCATCTAATTTTATTGGATAAGCGCCTTTATATATTAAAAAATTTTTAGATAAATCATTATATGGATGGTCTAAAGTATATGGATTTAATGATAAAAGTTTTATATATGATAAAAATGAATTAATTCCGTTTTTAGCAGTTAAATCTTCACCATCTCTTACATTTATCATTATATTTCTAATAAAATTTATTAATTCAAGTCTTTCGTATATAGATGTATATGTATAATTTTTAATCCCTGATTTGAATGGTAATTGATCTTCATATATCTGATTCATTGTATTATAAGTCCCTAATGGGTTTGTTAGAGAGACATTATAAATTTTATGCTGGGGAATAGATTCAGGGAATGTATTATATGGATTTAATGGAATATATGAAGGTATGGTTAAAGGCTGTTTATCGGGTTTTGTATCATAAATTATATTTTCTATTATTTTTTTTTGCTGAATGGGGGCAATCGTCTCTTTATTTAATTCTTTTATTTGTTTTTGTTCATTAGATATAAATGGATCATTTTTTTCAATTTTATTATTATTATTCATATAAGCTCCACCTACCATTTTTTTTTTTATATTATAATACGATAACTTTCTTATAACATCTGATGTACGATTAATATAACGGGTATGTTTTTTAGGGTTATAAAAATAATTACTAAAAAATTCATCTTTTAATACGTCACAAACATTATATTTATTTGTAATGTATTTACCATTATTATAATATTTATTTAAAAAATTAGATAGATTTTCATCTAGTTCTTTTTTCTGTTTAATTATAATATCAAATATTGTATATATATCAAAATAACTATCGTATTGTTTATTATCTAAACATGATTTATCAAATCCAGTAATTTTTATTAAAAACTCAGAATTTTTAATATTTATAGTATCTATTTGTATATTAGTTTTAGTATAATCAATATATATATTACAAAAATTAAGACTATTATGCATAAATCTAGGATATGTTTTTTGTATAATATATAAAGCATGCATTATTTGAAAAATATATAATTTAATATCGTAATTATTATTAAAAAATTCTTTCGATGATATAATATTACTATTATATTCTAATATTTGGCAATTGAGTATTGGAATAATTTTTTTTTTATTTATACATTTTTCATAATGTTTGATTAACTCGGTAGGAATAATATGTTTTATTGTATCAAAATTTATATCAATGTTTAAATATGGAAATAATATATATTTTAATTTATTTTTTAACATTGCGTCAGCAATAACTATTGTAATATATATTCGGTTATTTGGGGTATTTTTAATATCTAACACGTCATCAACGGTATTATAAAAAAAACAAGATATAAAAAATATTGTATTATTAATATATTTAAATATTTTAATTTCGTTATTTATATTACAGATATATTTAAAACTACCATCTTTAATTAAATCAGATATATAATTATTATAATTATCCGAAGTGTTAGTTATTTTTATATTATTCAATACATAATTAATATTTTCATCTATTTTAATAGATTCCAAATTTGATAAGTAATCATTCAATATAAGTAATCTATCACTTAAATAATAAATTTTGTCCATTATTATATAATAAATTATATAAAAGTTATTGATATAAAAGTTTAATTAAACTTATTATATATGCATCAAATTGTATTATTTGCCTTGCTCCTTTATTTATCCTTGTTTCGTATATAGAACCACTTTCAATTATTTTATATTTAATTTCTATATCATCAATTAAATTTAATAGATTATTAGTAATTTTTTTTATTATATCATGAATTACAATATTTGTTATAAATAATAAATAAAATTTTTCACGTATCGTCTTAATGTTATTATATAATTCATTTACTGTTGTTATTTTATTAGAATTATATATTATACAAGTTATATCATTTATAACATTATTATAATTTAATATATCATAACTTTTAAATGACTTATACTTAAACAAATCAATTAACCATAGAACTTTATTTATTTTATTATCAGAATTATTCAATATTATTTTTACGTTTTTATATTTAATATTACGATTCTCTAATATATTTATTTTTAATATAATGGTTAATATGTCAACATCAGTGAATAATGGAATTCTTATTTGTATTGCTCTAGATCTAATATGTGATATAATATTAGATAATTGACTGCTTAATAGTATAAATTTACAGGTTGATGAATATTTTTCCATTATTCTGCGTAAGTATGATTGTATTTGATGTGATATATTATCTATTTTATTAATTATAATAGTTTTATATACTTTGTTGTTATGTAATATATTTATTGAATTGTGTTTAGTATATTCTTCTATTATTTCGTGTATAAGATATTTATCAAATCCATTTGATGTAGGTTCTATAATTATATGGTTTTTTGATTGTTTTATATAAACTTTAGTCTTAACGTTATTATAACCAGCTATAATATATTCTACTTCTCGAGTGATTATATTTTTTTTACCATATATATTTTCTAATAAATTTTTAACAACAAAATTTTTATAATATTCATCACAACCATATATTATTAAATGCTGAAAACTATTAAAATTATTTAAATTTTTGTTACAGTTATTTTCATTTATCCTAATATTAAAAAAATCAGATATCATAAAATTATTAAAAATTATATCTAATTGAGTTTTACAACATCTAAAAATATTTAAATTATCATAATATTTATTTACTAGAAACATAAATATATATACCTATTATATATTTCTATATCTATAGTATATTTTATTTATATATAAAATATAATTAATATAATTAAATTTTTATGGTCAGCAATAATAAAGTTTAATTATATTGGTATCTTTAACATATTATTGATTATTCTGTGAAATAGGCTGGAAAGTTATTATTAGTATTTTCTATTATATCATTTATACTAATCTCTATTTTTTGGTTCAATATATTCCATATCTAATTTATTAAATATTTCTTTTTCAGATGAAAAGTTATTTAACATTTTTCTAGAAATAATATTATATAAACCATACTCGGATAATATATAATTTAATTTTTTTGCTTTTATTCTCATTTTTTTATTAAAATCAACAGATCCTGTAAAATATAAAAGAGATGAATAATAATATTTAGGACTCATGTATACGATATCTACTCTTCTGATAAAATTATCTCTATATTTTAAAAATCCCATATATTTATTTTTATATGATTTATTAGTAATATCTTCTATTATTAAAGGATTATTGTTATTTAGAGATATTTGGTTTTTTAATAAATTTACAAAAAACTTTAAATAGTTAAAGTCGGATAAATCTTCATTGTTTGTTATTAATATATCAATATCCCCGCAAAATTTATGTTCTCTTCTATAAGAACCACAGATTTCATGTTTAAAATATATTTTATTATTATTATTTTTACTTATATAATTAATTATTTTATCTATATCTGAAATTTCTTTTCTTGGTATATTATCCATAAATTTTCCATGATATTTTATTCCTAATTTTATTTTATTATTTACGTTTATTGATTTATCGTTTATTTTTTGTTTAAGATCTTCTATACTTAAAATTCCTTTTTGAATTAGGAAATTAGCACTTTTTTCACCAATTCCGATAATACTAGTTAACTCTAAAATTATTTTATTATTATCTGGAATATTTTTAGTATTATCATTTAAACCAGTCAGTGTTCCTGTTTTTAAAATCTCTATTATTTTATCTACTGATTTTTTACCAATTCCTGGATATTCCAAAAGTTCATTTACGTTTTCTGTAGTAATTTTTTTTTTATATTTTTTCAACATAGAAATTACATGCTTAATTGTTTTTAATTTAAATTGATAACTTGTTATAGTTTTTAAATCATCATTGTCATTTATTTTTATATCATCTTCTATTTTATTTTTTAATAATAATAGTATATTTATTATATTATTATTCATAATCTGATAATAATATAATAATAAATATATTATTTAGTTCTATTATAAAATAATATATATGCGTCTTGGGAATAAAAATCATTAATACTACTAACGTGTTCATCGTTATAATTATACCATTTGTTATTATCTAAATTTTTTATATACGAAGTATAATGCCCATAATTCATATCTGTACCGTTATGTATATTTACGGCAAATAATTTATATATATTATTATTATTATTATTATTATTGGTATTGGTAATATATTTTGTAATATCTATTTCTTCGGGATATTTAATATTTTTTTTAATTTTTTGTTCTTTATTAAATCTTTTTAATAAAAATATTAATACGTCTGATGTTTCAAATATTAAAGTTCTACTATTAGACTTTTTAGATAATCCACAAAAACTACAGTTATATTCTATTTCTTCACTTTTATAATATTCATCTAAACAATTTTCTAAGGTAATATTTTCGGTATCGTCTGGGATACCTAAACTTAATATTATAAATGGATCAATAACAAATGATTTTGTTCTACATAAACCGCATCTAATTATTTTTTTATTATAACTATTAAACATATTAGATAATTCCGAAAATTCAGTTTGTTTAAAATGTAAAATTTTACTTTCACAAATTAAATCGTATAACATTTTTATAATAGGGATATCATCATTATATTTATCATAATGAGGTAAGTAAACCTTTTTACCTACATTTTTAATAATTTCATTTATTATAAAATTTAAAAATTCTGACGAATCTTGTTGATTATTTTCCATCCATAATTTATTTATACAACCTAGCTGTTTTCTAAATAATAATGGTTCTATCATTGAACCATTATTATTTTTTGTTATGGTAAATAATTCATAACAATTATTAACTGTATCTTTTTTTTTTTGATATTTTTTATCCAAAATGAATTTTATAAACCCTGGTGTTTGATATAATATATGCAATATTGAATTCATATAACATGTTATACCATTAATATTTGTATATCTACTATGACTAACCATAATTTTATTATAATTGGTTTTTATTTAAAACCAATTTTATTATAATTAGTTTTTATTTACAGTCCAGTTATAATAAAAAATGAAATAATTAATATTTAAATAATATTATGATATAGTATCATAATAAATATGAATAACTTATTTAAAGTAATTAATATGAAATTAGTATCTAAAAAAGAATATGATATTAATAAAGAAATAGACCAATGTATTATTTGTAGAGATTCGTTATATACAATACCTCCAGATGTATTCATTAATAGTGGTACTATATCGGTTGGGGTATGTAATCATGTATTTCATACATGTTGCATTAATTCTTGGTTAAAGAATAAATATATGAAAAATTGTCCTCTATGTTCTGAAAAATGGATTGTTATAAAAACTGTTAATATAGATATCCCAACAATACAAGAATTAAAAAAAAATGATTAATAAAAATATTAATCATATTATATATAATTATATATAATATGATTAATATTTATGTGTTGGAATTAGAAAATAATAAATATTATATAGGTGATACATTTATGTTATCATATGGTTTAGATGATTATTTAAAAGATAATGTAATAGAATGGACTAAAAATAATAAACCTATTTCGGTATGTAAATTTTTTATTAATAAAACTGAATACGATATAGTAGACATAACACTAGAATATATAGAAAAATATGGTATTGATAACGTTAGATGTTCTAAATGGACTGATATAATATTATATAATAAAGATATGGTTTTTAATAAATCTAATATAAAATGCAAGAACTGTAATCAACCATTTAATGAGACTTGTTGTGAATTTATGGATGATATTTTTTGTTGCCTTAATTGTAATAAAGATTTTTATTCCGAAAAAGAATTAAATGATCATTTAAAACATTCTTGCATATGTAGGTAAAATAGTATTGTATAAAAAAATAAATATAGTTATATTTATATAAATAAATATAGTTATATTTAGTTATATAAAATATGTGTAATATTAATAATATGTTAATAAAAACCCCTACTGTATTAAAATTAACACCTCTTATTTATATTTTTGAAAAAATGAATATAACGCATAAAAAAAATACACTATGGCTTAATATTGGTGTAAATAATAGCACTGATGCTAATTATATTTCAAATTTTACCGATGAAAATATTTTTTGTTTTTTTAAATATTTACAAAAATCAAATAATTGGAGAAATGTGGTAGATACTGATTTTTATAAAAATACTAAATATACATACACCTACAAGATAGATAATAATATAAGATATATCCCAGGGTATTTTGGTTATAAAATACCTGAATTTATAAAAACAAATAATAAAAAAATTTCATTAATAAATATAGATGCTGATTTTTACTATATTTCATTAACTTTATTAAATATAATGAAACCGTATATTGACAATGACTGTATATTAGTTTTTAGTAGATTACAGTCGATTTCACAAAAAGTTTATAAATGTCAAAAAATTGGTCAATACTATAAAATGTCTATATATACTAGATTTAAAATTTTATTTTATTAAAATTAAATTTTTATTTCATGGTATTT